GGCTCATTGAAGAGGTACTCCCGGTGCCACTGTTTTAACGGTGCAGCCACTTTTACTATAAAGTGATAAGATTCGGATTGTGATATCCGACGACATTTAATCATTGCTTAATTAACTATTATTTGGGAACATATGGTTAATTACAGAATGAATTCTTGGTCCAAACATCCAGCTTCTAAATTAAAGTCTATATAGACATTCTCCTTTTCTGCTTGGAACAAGACGCCACCTTCCTTCTCCTCAAAACTTTGCACATGGTACATTTGCATTTCTGTTTCACTAATTATTCCTGACTGCATATCATAACTGTACGCTCCGAGCATTGGAAAGTTAATAGAGAGTTTACTAATGAGACTAGTTTTAATTATGTCAAATGGTCCTGAATTCTCTAACTTTTGTTTAAACTCTTCTATATCATCATTGGTTATACAGTGCCTAATTTCTAAATACTGCTTGTACAACTGAACATCTCCATCTCGCCTGTCTCTAGTCGTTCTACTAGTGTGCATGTATGGATTTTCTGTGTACTTGATTATTTCATTCTTTTCACATGGCGTTCCATGTTTTTTTAAAAATCTAGACAAATCGCCGATTATTGGGAGATCTTCACCCCAGCTTGCTAAATTGAATCCCTCACACCACATCATTTTTCTAGCTACAAAATGTGAGTCATTGTCTCTGAGCTTCGTTGACCATGAAACCATTTGTATAACCTTGTACAATGGTCTGACAGCTCTTAAAGAATCACCTCTATTTAGGAAGTCTAACGACAAAAAATTAATATTCTCAAAATTGCCCATATCTAACCTTTTCAATTTTTGGCCTAAGCCTGAAGCAATCTTTGTGTTTTTAACGAATATTTGGTCGAGATTATTTAAGAAGGCGGGTAATTTTTCTACTGTTATTGACAACACTGTGTCATCCCCTCCTGCTAACACTGCTCCATCGACCTTTCTTTGAACTTCCTTGCGCATCTCAAAATCTATGTTGGCTAATGAAAATAAAAACCACATCATGCACAAGTTCCTTCTAGTGTTGCCCTCCGTTGTGTTTCCTTTACCTGTCGGTACCTGACCGCTCAACACTATATACATACCTATTAAAAAATGTTTGATGACAATTTTGAATTGGTTTTTGTTTTGGTCAACGAAATCTCTTAAGTATGTTTCTTCGAAATACATTTCTTGGAATATTTTTTCGTAAATTGGTGAGTCTTGTTCTAGGATGAATAAATACTCGTGTGCATCAAATCTGGAATAGTCTAGAGACACGAGGACATAGTCATATATTCTATCGGATAAGTTGAATAACTCGTCGGCTACGTGATCATAATCACCTGGGACTTTATATCCTTTAAGTTTTTTCTCCCATATCTTACCAACTGTGTAGAAAAAGGGACCCATAATCGCTCTTAAATATATATTTTGGAATATTATTGCTCTTGGGTCCTCCATAGTTCCATCTCCTAAGTTCGCGAGTTTTTCATAAGCTTTAGGCATGATGGTGAAAGCAGTTTTGAGGTCATCCAATCCCTCTCTTTCAAATCTAGCAAAACAGGTCTCTGCCACTCTCTTTTTACATGGTTCTAAGTGACTTAACCAACCCTTAATATCATAAACTAATGGTCCTTCTTCTAAAATGTAATCATCTATGATATCTATTAATTTGGGTGTTATCTGGTCGTTCATGAATTTCCGGAATCTATTTGCTGTTTCTTCACTATAACCGGGTCTCTTCATCAACACCCTCGACACAACTGCTCTCATATTGTTACCCATACCGTTACTCATACACTGTGGTAAGTTCGCGTTGCCTGAATTGTCCACGAAGATCGCACTCTTTTGATACATGAATTTATCTTTAATTGGTTTCATTTCAATTTTAGGATTAAGAGTGACGACATGACTTTCATCGTAGGTCCTAACAGGCACCCCATCTTTCGTGTCATTAAAAACTTGTGGAGACAATTCTACCATTTTTATTGATTTTAACACACCATTGATTTTTTTATATTCTTTAATTATATTTTTCAGCAGTTCATAATCAAACCAATGGTTTATATACACTATTATCAATCCGACAAAACCTATTGCGCACTTGTAGAGAAAATTTTTAACTTCTTTTACATAAAGTCTTTCTATGTCTCTGGAACAAATTCGCCTATTGTGAACACCATGACCACGAATCATGAGTAAAATTGACATTTTGTCACTGTTGACTCTGGCTTCATTCATGGCTCTTTTATTTTTATTTCTTTCTTT